GCCGACCAGGAACTGGAGGCGTGTTGTGAGTGGCTTCACTGGCAAAACCTGGCCACACATCCCGAACTGATCCCTTCGCTCCGCGCCGCCCGCCGCCCCAAGGCACCGAGCTTGAAGGAGCAGGCGCTGGAAGCCATGCGTCGCAACTACAACCCAGACAACAGCGACGATTTCGCCACCATCCGCCGCGCACTGGAGCAACTCGATGACTGATTACAAAGCAACACCCGAACAGTGGGAGCATGTACACATTTGCGCCGGTATAAAACACCAAGTCACGTGGGCTACTGCGGCTTGCCTTCTCGAACTCCGCGACAGGATCCAGTTACTGGAGGATGCAGTTCACAAGCATATCGTCGAAACCAGTGCCAACATTTTGGCCTTGGCCAGCCGAGTCGAGGCGCTGGAGTCCGTCAAGCGCCCAGCGTCAAAGGTCCACGAAATCAGTGAGCCGCTGAAGCTGACTCCAGAACAAGCGCAGCAGATTGCTGACCTGCTCACGCCCAACTCATCAGCACCGCTTACAAGTTCCAACTATCCGGCAAAACCAGATGGTTCGTTGGTGCGCCGGGTAGCACTTGCTATCAGCGGCGTTGAGTACGGATTGGAGCTGGATGAGGAGGCCGTAAATTGGGCATCCGAAGCCCGCGCCGCGATCCGTGAGGTGGCGGCGTGGTTGATTGACCGAAGACGCGACGATGATTGGCTTGCACCTTTTGAAGAGCTTGCCGAGCTGCTGCAAGAGGAGGCCGATCAATGACACGCCTTATTTCCCCAACCGCCAAAATCATCCGCCAATGGGAAGCCGAATGGGACACCAACGGTGCAGCCCACTGCGACAAGGCCCTCTACATCGCCGCAAAGGCTGCAACATGGGGCGCCAAGGCTGCCATCGAGTGCGCTCTCAGGGACACTGCCTCATGCCACTGGCGCGTTGCTGATGGCCCTGAAGATGGAGTGCAACTGGTGCGTGCCAGTGATCTGGTGGCTTGGGCTGCTGCCATCGGCAAGCGTTATGAGGTTGAAGAATGACCCACCCCGTCACCCCACCGCCGGAGCTGGTGCAGCAGTGGATCAATGAAGCTGATGGGGGGCATGACCCCCGCTGGCAAGATTACGAGCAGGACATTGCCACCCGCGCCGCCCAATGGGGCGCGGACCAGGAGCTGGAGGCGTGCTGTGCGCTCCTGGAACTTTCTGATAACAACGCCCGCGACTTTCTGCAGTCCGCCCGCCGCCCAAAGCCGCCGAGTTTGAAGGAGCAGGCGTTAGAGGCGTTAGCTCACATTCTCAATAACAGCTCTACTCAACTTGGTGCAGACACCATCCGCCGCGCCCTGGAGGCTCTGCCCGATGACTGACCTATTACCCGCCGCGCAGGCGGTGCTGGATGCCGTTGAAGACGACTGCATACACCCCACAGACTTGCACCATATTGCCGCCGCCGCCCTGCGAGCTGCTGCGGATCAGGTGGTGCCAGAAATGGTCAACGCTGTTGGCGACGAACACGACGACGCGCGTCGTGAGCAGTGGATTCGTATTCGGCGTAAATTCCTCGTTCTTGCTGCCGAACTTGAAGCCCAGTAGTCACCTTCGTTAATAGGGGTAGCCGGTGGTGGGTCCTCACGCAAAACATTGCCCTGCGCTACATGACTGAACTTGAGCTTCTGCGCGAGTACCTGCAAACAGACCCAGCCTTACCCAGTGGGCTTCGCTGGGTTAAGGCTTCTGGCAGGTCAATTTCTGCTGGTCAACCAGCTGGCAGCCGAGATCCTCGTGGCTACTACAAATTGCAATTTCAAGGTAGGCACTACATGTGCCATCGGCTGGTTTTGTTGTTGAACGGGATCTTTCCGCAGGAGGGCTGTACGCTCGTCGACCACATTGATCGAGACCGCAGCAACAACCTCCTAACCAATCTGAGGTGGGCTACGCCTTCGGTAAACACTCGAAACTGCCGAGTAACGGGTGAAATACCGTATCGGTACGTCAGGCGTAGGCGGTCCGGGCGCTTTGAAGCCCAATACAAACACCCGCTGACCAAAAAGAAGATCTATGTAGGGGTCTACGACCAGCCCTGTATTGCCCACCAACAAGCTCTAGCACACCGGCTAGAGCATCACTGGATCACCTAAGTAGGTGGCAGGTGGCCAGGGCTCACGCACCACTGGCCTTACCGCAGCCTGCCTCTGCGGTACCGCCTAGATCCTCGAAAAAGGTCTAGGACGAAAGCGTAGCCAGCACCAGCCCACCAATGCGATTGTGAAGAGATGCAACAGCCTGGCCTTGCGGTTGGGCTGTTTGTGTGCAACACTAAGGGCAAGCCCGCCCCGGCGAGCCCTCCATTACTGATTAACAATGCAAGATCCACTTCAAGTCCACTTCGACCGCTCCAAGCTCAGCCCTTGGTACTTCGCCGTTAGCTGGGCTCGCATCCAGCTTGAGCAAAAGATCGAGCAGTTCAAAGACTGGGGATTCACCACCAGCTACGACGAGATCCAGCTGGAGCGTCTGCTCGACCTAGAACAGTTTCTGAAAATGACCTGGGACGAGCGCATGGAAGCCCTCACCACCGGCCAAGCTGCACAGGAGGTCAAATGAGCCAGGTACAAAGCATTGAGGAGCTGCGATTTGAAGGCGACCATCTTGTTGTCGATGCCGTTGTTGACGACATGGTTCTGGTCTATGCGCAGACGCAGCTCGACCCGCCCGAGTGGGGGCCTGCCCTGTGCCGAGGCACCCTCTACTTTTCAGATGAAGACTTGATTCCAGCGACAGATGCCGAACTCCGGGCCATGCTCACAGATCGGGTCGACGACTGGACTCCACTCGACACGTCTGATTGGGACGTCTGAAGCTCGTGACCTACGTAACCAGGACGACTACGACGACTGGGAAGTAGGTCTAGAGCCCATTCCGGGGGATACGCACTGGGTCCGGGTTCGCACCTTGACCCAGCTTTATCGCCACCTCATCTACGTGTTCGCCACCAGCGACACCATCAGCTCCACCCGCTTAGCCAACCTGGCCATCCACGAGATTCTCAAGTTGAGACTCACGGATCTCACCCGGTTGAGGCAGCAAGATCCCAATTTTTTTGCATGAATTACGACGCACACGAGGACTACTACAGGCAGTCACGCGGCTACAACTGGCACGATATGCACGAGCTGCGCCGGCAGCCTCGGCGTACCAGTACGGAAGTGCCTGACGTGTTCAAGCACATGTTCTCCGACCGGGCTGCTTACGATGCCTGGGTCGATGAACGACGCAAACTTTATTTCGGCTGATGACTGAAAATTCAATGGTGCCGTTCTACCGCTCGTATCTGCTGAACGGGCGGACGGTTTACTTGGACAAGCTCTCGGAGTTGTCAGATACCGAGCTGCACATGCTCAATATCGACACCATGGCAGCGCTCCAGGAAGCACGCCATGAGTACGAAAACATCGAGAACAAGCAGTCCGAGGAGGCTGGTCCTGCCTACCGCCGGTTGAAAGTGGCTGGGTATTTCCAGGCTGCGATCAAGCTTGAACTGGAGAACGGCTAGTTCTACACACTACGAGGTTCAACAATGACTCAAGAACACCCAATTACTCCGCCAGAAGAACTAGTAGATCAATGGAACGAAGCTTGGATTGATGCCAAGGTTAAACACGAAGGACTTGTAACTTTCATTGCTACCCAAGCCGCCCGCTGGGGCGCTGATCAGGAGCTGGAGGCGTGCAAAGAGTGGGTGAGCTGGAGACATTCGCGCCATGAATCCGATGAGCTTCTTTTTGCCCGCCGCCCCAAGCCGCCGAGCTTGAGGGACAAAGCGCTAGCTGCTTTGCAGGTCTTCGGGCCGAGTGGTGATTTAACGCCTGACGAGATAGACGCTCTTCGCCACGCTCTGGAATCCCTGCCCGATTAGTCAACATCACTTCTCTTCCTCATGAAAGAACTTTCACCCGTTGCTAGAGCAGTTCTGCAGGCCGTAACACTGAAAAAGTACGACGTACCACCAGAAGGGCTGCCGGGGTTTGCCCTTGAAGTGGCCCCGCTAATTGCCTCTGCGCTTCGTGGTTTAGTCGGGGGTAACGCTTACGAGGTGACCGGGGGCGATGAAGGTTGGTACAGCTTGGTAATTGACGTTGACGACATTTACGCTGCTGCTGACGAATTGGACGCGCTGACTGCAGAGCAGCTTGAAGCCCAGTAGTCCGATCAACTCCTAAGCATCTCCTAATTTCCGCCTAATTAGGAGTTGACACAGACCCGCTCTTCCCTACTACACTGCACCCGTTCCACCGGATGAACATGTACATCCTTTCTGAAGCTCAATTCGATCAGATCAATAAGGCGCTTGATGCTGCCCGCTTTGCTCTGGACACTTGCCAGCACGTAGCGCTGGATCTGACTAACCCCAAGCAGACCATCCCACTGCCTGCTGGCGAGAAGATCGTTCGCGCCCAAGCGAAGTCTCAAACTAAGACTCGTAAGTCCAGCCACAAGGGCAAAGGAAAGCGGGGTGTGTCGGTGCTGGATGAGGCGAAGGTGCTGGAAATTAAGCGCCAGTTGGCTGCTGGTGGTAAGTCGGTGGCCAAGATCGCTAAGGAGTTTGGCGTGCACTCCACAACGGTGAATTGCATCAAATGGGGGAAAACTTGGAAGCACGTCTCGATCCAGCAAGAGACCGCTGAGGTTGCGGCGTGATGGCGGCTGAACTACAGCACGGACACGCGACTAGAACCGGCCAAACGCCGACCTATAAGTCGTGGGTTGCAATGCGCCAGCGCTGCCAAAAACCCGGAGTTACTGGGTACAAAAATTACGGTGGCGCTGGCGTTCGCGTCTGTCCAAGGTGGGACTCATTTGAGAACTTCCTTGCCGATATGGGCGAACGTCCTGCAGGAACTACCTTGGGGCGCTTTGGCGACAAGGGCAATTACGAACCGGGAAACTGCGCGTGGCAAACTTCTAAGGAGCAAGCCAAGTCTGGATCACGCAACAATCAAGCAAAACTTAGTGAAGAACAGGTCTTGTGTGCCAGAGCGTTGTATGAGCCAGGTACTCGCCACAAACGTAATGGGTGCTCGCTATCCAACATGGCTAAGGACTTAGGTGTCCGAAAGGGCACTCTTGGTAAGGCTGTGAGTGGTGTTGCTTGGGAGCATGTGTAGCTATGGCTATTCTTGCCGACATCGACATCTTCACTCTGGCTAGACGAGGGCTAGTTACGCCTTTTGACGCGGATTTAGTGAATCCTGCTTCGCTAGATGTGCGCTTAGGTAAAAACTTACTGGTTGAAATACCGAGTTCTCCGACTTTGGTCCCTTACTCCATTGCTGGGCACACGGCAGAAAAACCTTTCATGCTCCATCCGCATGAATTTATCCTCTCTGAAACGCTGGAGGAGTTCAAGCTGCCCGACTGTATTGCTGGGCAACTGGCGCTCAAATCCAGTCGGGCTAGGGAAGGTATCGAGCATTTGCTTGCTGGGTATATCGACCCTGGCTACTGCGGGAGGCTAACGCTGGAACTGCAAAATGCGCGTTCCATGCATCCGGTTGCTTTGTGGCCTGGGATGCGGATTGCGCAGATTGTGTTTCATCGGATGACGATGCTGCCCAGCAAGGACTACTCCCACACTGGGAGATACCAAGGCGACAAAGCTGTTCAGGCGTCAAAAGGATGAACGACAACGTGAGTCACCCCAGTCATTACACGGCTGGGAAGGTTGAAGTCATTGATGTGATCGAAGATTGGGTACGGCACGCACCTGACCCGATTGTTGGTGGCTTGCATTGGCAGGTCATTAAGTACATCAGTCGGGCGTGGCTGAAGAAGGATCCGTATGAGGATTTTTGTAAGGCTCGCTGGTATCTGAACCGCCTCATCAATACCTTGGCTATGGAGGCGTACCGGGAATGACAAGCGCTAAAGCTTTAGCCGTCGCCATTCTCATGGCATACGACGAAGCACCGACTGTTGAAGACGGATTGGCCGGTACTCTCCGACTTTTAGCCGACAGTCTGTGGCCAACTGAACCGGAGCCACGTTGGTGGCAACCTGTTCGCCAGCACAACAACCGCGCTCTGATTCGCACGTGCCTTTTGGCTATTGCATCTGAGCTGGAGGATGGCGAACTCGTTTAAACACTGGTGGCGAGTTGTCGCCAAGGCCCTGGGAGAAAAGGCGCACCAGCACGACCGGATTGCTGATCAGGTTGCACTGGTGCGCTTTTGTATCTTGGCGGCTTACATGATCACAAACATTTTCATTTGCGCAGGAGTTATCAGGCACTGGAATGGCTAACCATTGCACTCACACTTTCAGACGAATCACCAACACTCATCAGTGGAAACATAAGCCAAACCTGTACACCTACAGGCTGAAGTGCAAATGTTGTGGGCACAGGTGGAATGTTTACTTTGACCGTGTTGCCAAGAAAGAGGTGCAAGTGTCTCTGCGGGATATGCCCAACAACCGTCGCAGGATGACACCGAAAGAAGTAAAAATGATTTTGGAGGATTGGCGGTTTGACCACACCTTGGCTAATGCCTTAGGTATATCGCGCCAGTCAATTCATTCAATTCGGACAGGACGGACGTATAAAGATGTCTGTCCTGAGATCCCGCGCCGTCGATTGAAGCAGCGCCAGCAGCAAGGAAACGGTTGTGTCAAATGCAAGCACTGGCATAGAGACACGTGCGGTTTTGATATTCCTGAAGCTGGTGAGGCTGGATTTTTTACCGAGTGTTCTCTTTTTTCTGAGTGATGGCAGTCACTATTAACAGCAGGCCGTGCCAACAGTGTGGCAAACACACGACGAACCCGGTCATGTGTATGAGGTGTTATCGCTCCAGTCCGGCTGGGCTTGAGGAGACTCGGATGGATCGGTTGCGCCAGAGTTACAAGCCCCAGGAGGATGGGGGGCCTTGCAAGCACTGCGTTCATTGGGGAAAGCGGTGTTTGCTGGGACTTCCCGAGGGTGGGACACTCGCGGCGGCGGTGCTGTGCTCGGCACGGGAGGTTGACAGCCTGCTAGAGTAGTAGGGTACAAGTTGCCCTACCAGGCTTGGACTTTCTTCTCGGTATCGAGCACCTCCACACGCTCGATGATGAACGGCTGATCGCGTTTGACTCGGAGACAACGCAGCTCCAGCCAAAGATGGGCGGGATGCGGTTATTGCAGTTGGGTGCCCCAGGCAAACCGCCTGTGGTGCTCGACTGCTTTGATTTGGATGACAACGACTGGATCGTTGTTGAGGAATTTTTCACCGTGGAGCGCACGTGGGTGGCGCACAATGCTGTTTTTGATCTTGGCTGGCTACAGGAGCACGAGATTTATCCGGCGGGCAAAGTGCTATGCACCATGCTGGCCAGTCGGATTCTTACTAACGGGATGCCCAATGTGAAGCACGGGCTCCAGCACTTGGTAAAGCGTTACCTGCACGAGGATATTTCTAAGGAAGAGCAAAAAAGTGATTGGTCGGGTGAGTTGACCGAAAGCCAGCTGGAGTATGCGGCTAAGGATGTGTTGGTGTTGTTGGATTTGTTTGATCAGATCCAGCAGCGGATGGCGACAGCTGCGCTCCACCCAGCTTGGTACTTGGAGTGCAATGCGTTGCCGGCGATGGCGCAGTTGTGGCGTACAGGTTTGCCGTTTAACGAGAAAGACTTAAAACAGCTGATCGAGGATTTGGATATTGAGCACTACGAGGTAGGTGAAAAGTTTATTGAGGATTTTGATGCCGCTTTGCCGGACGGTCACAAACTTTGCCGTGGTATTGATGGCAAGTTGCTGTACCAGACAAAGCCTGGTCCGAAGGGTAAAAAAGTAGATCCCGATGTGTTTAACCTCAATAGTCCTGCGCAGTTGTTGAAAAAATTCACTGCGTTGTTGGGTGAGGCGCCGATTGATGCCAAGAACGGGAAGCCCAGTGCCAGTCGCATGGCGCTCCAGGAATATGTGGGCGATCACAGGATTGTTGCTGACTATCTGCGCTGGAAGAAAGTTGAAAAGAAGCGGCAGATGGCTGAAACATTGTTGAAGAATCTGGCGAAGGATGGGTTTATTCGTGCCAGTTACATGCAGATGGGGGCTGATACAGGAAGGATGAGTTGCATGAGTCCCAACTTGCAACAGATTCCGAGGGATCAGCGATTTAGGGCTTGTGTTCAGGCGCCAGAAGGGTGGAAGTTTGTGGTGGCGGACTATGGGCAGATGGAGTTGAGGTTGGCGGCGGCTGAAGCTAAGGATTCTCTTATGACTCAGGTGTTCCAGCAGGGGAAAGACCTCCATACGATTACGGCGACGCAGATTTATGGGGTCGCGGAGGATGAAGTTACAAAGGAACAGCGCCAGATCAGTAAGTCGGCAAACTTCGGATTGCTCTATGGAAGTGGCGCAAAAGGGCTCAGGAACTATGCGGCAGCGACTGGAATCCAGATGGATCTTGCTGAGGCTGCGGAAGTGCGGGAAAAGTTCCACGCTGCATATAAAGGCATCTCCGCATGGCAGCGCAAAAATGCTCGCGATGCTGATGCGGCTAAGGACAATCCATCTATCCGCATACGCATCTCGGGCTTGCGGCGGTTTCTACCGGGCGAGAACAACAAACTCACCACGCGCTGTAATACACCAATCCAAGGGGCTGGTGCAGCAGTCCTCAAACTTACTCTCGGCAAATTGTGGCCGTTACTTCACGCAGACGGGGAAGATGTTGTGCGCTTGGCCGGCGTGGTGCATGACGAGATCATCTTGCTCGTCGCTGAAGAACACGCAGACACATGGGCGCTCCAGCTCCAATCCGTGATGGAGGATGCTGAAGAAAAGTGGTTAGGTGATATTCCGCCGCTTGCCGAAGCTAAGGTCGGAGATAGCTGGGATCAGGCAAAGTGAACGAGGAGCAGGTCGAGTACCGCGTGCGGATGCATCCGCGTCACGGTGGTACTCACGATCTGTACGTCATCGCTCCAGATGCTTTCGCCGCAAGGATGAAGGCACTGGAGCTTTGCCCTGATCAGCATGTTCAGTCGATCTTGCGAGTCTCAGATTTAGTCTTATGAGTCGCAGCCGCACAGGTAGAGAACTTGTGATGGAGTGGCTGATGCGGGAGATTCGGCAGGCAAAGACTGCGGATTTGCATCGGGCTGCCGCGTTTTTGGAGTGGGCGCGGGGGATTCGGAAGGGTTGTACCAAGCAACGCTCCAGTGCAAGGGCGGCGCAGTCCAATGCTTGGCGGAAGGATGTGGATGATGACGTGCGGTGGCGGGTCTAGTGTGTCGCAGTATGCTACTGTGTAGCAGACTAGAGAAGCAGCAATGCCGCTGAAGCACGGGTCAAAAATTTATTGCCAGTTGCTGCTTGACAGCCATCGCTACAAATTGGCCGAGCAGCTTGCAGCCAGTGAAGGCAAGCGGGTAACTGGAATGTTGAGGGATATGGTTTACGCCGCTTTGGAGAAGGCTGTTCCAACGTCGGATTACAAGGCTGCGGAAGCTGCTGATAAGGCGGCTTGGGCGGAGTCGGTGCAACGGCGGGTGCAGGGAAGGATGCGCTCCAAGCAATCAGAAGATGTGTCAGAAACTGACGCATGAGACTCAGTGAAATGTCTTCATAGTCTGGTTCCAGCAGGCTAAACTTACTAGGCTTACACAGTAATTCATTCAAAGGTAATGACGCGCTATGTCGTCATGGTCGAGGATCGCTGGGTTACGGCGGTTTATGGCCCTGGCAAAGGTATTGGTCTCACCGCATCCAAGGAAGACGCATCCAGTTGGGTCACGTACGAGCGAGCTATCGCTGCGGCGCGAACTGTTGCTGAGTGCACTAACAGCGCTGTTGCTGTTCATAGCATCGACGAACCCGCCTATCCCAGATCATGGAAGTAGTACCGTTCCAGCAACAAACAGACCCGGAACTGCGCTTAGGTGAGGGACGCTCTCGCACCAGTGCGGAAAAAACGTCTTTGTTTGAATTGAAGATTTGGCTGCCCGGTCAGGGCGCTATGCGCGATTTGGTGCGGGCGGAATCGCTCCAGCAAGCGATCACTTTTGCTACAAACCGTTACCCCAACTGCAAGATTGAGGTGCCGGAAACTGCGGCGAAAAAGCCTAAGCTGGTGCGCTCGAACAATGGTCCGAAAGAATCGGCCCGGCGTCGTCTCAAACTCGTGGAGAGTAAAAATGAGCAATCCTGAACTCGCTGATTGGGCGCGGCAGAACTGGGGCCAAGTGATCGTTGATCACGCCCGGATGGATCTGCTCGAAAAGCTGTACGAATGGGATGGGCGCTCCAATCCAGAGCATCCAAATCACCACACGTACACCGGCCTCTACCAGAAGTACAACCAGCGCTAGGCCGAGTCGCGGTCTAGTCCGAATTGATCGGCCAGGTTATCGGCGGCTTCGCGGATAGCCCAGGCCGATTTTGTTCGTTCCAGCTGGTGGAGCGTGTTCAAGACAAGGGCGGCTTCCAGTAGACCGCGATAGTCCTGTTTGTTGAAAAGATCCACCAGCCATTTGTCGGTGGCGGCTTTGTGGAAGCTGGATTCGGCGGTATGCTCGATGGGGCGCATCGTTACCTCTGGCGAATTTTCATAAACCAGCCGGTGTCGTTGCCTTCGATGAGCCAGCGAGGCAGCCAGTTTTTGCGGGAATACGCGATGCCAGCGCCTCCCTTGTTACTGACGTAGCCGCCAGCAGTCAGATTTGCCTCGCCGAATGGATCGTTGTGGATGAAGTGCGTCGGTGTAAATCCGATTACAACGCTCCAGTGGCCGGTGCCGCTCGGGTTGCTGACCGGTCCTTTGTGTAACCAGCCGACTGGTACGGGGTGGCCGTGGGTGATTTCGGTCTCTAGATCTTCCACCGTGCCATCCATCTCAAAGGTGGCGGTTAGTCCCAGTGATTTGAGTGCTGCAATCTGGGCTTTGGGATCGGTTGTATCGCCAAAGCGGGCGCGGATCTTGTTGTATTCGTAGTCGCCGGAGATCTTGCCGTAGTACCGAGCCACCATTGCGCAGCTGGAGCTGAAGCACTGGCGATAGCCGGTCGCTCCGTCATCCGCACCAAGCTGATATTCGTAGGCAACCTTGAGGATTTTTTCTTTTGGTGTAACCAGCGGTTGTGTTCCAGCGTGCTGATTCATCAGCTCAATTAGCTTGCCTGGATAATTCGGATCCGTTGCATATCCTTCTTTATGTAACCACTTGGCGGCTTCGTCGCGGGTTGCAGCGTTATTGCAGCCTTTATACGATTTGTAGTCTTTGTACCAGTGATCGACTAGGTACATCACGCAGGACAGTAAGTCGGGAAAGTCGATAAAACTGTCGGTGATTGTGACCCATTGGCCGTTAATAAATTCTTGGGTTTTCTTGTCGCTGCCTTCGCCCTTAAGACCAAAAAAGTTGTTTCTGCCTGAAACCAGCTTTCCGTAGTTGGATTCCAGTGCCCACTGCGCGGCTACAAGTTCTGGAAATTTTGCGCCGGCGACACGGGCTGCTTCAAGGATTCCTTCCCAGCTGTTGGGGAAGTTGCTTTGCTTGCCGGCGACGCTCCAGGTTTTGAACCAGCCTTGGTCGCGACCAAGAATATGGGGGTTGGCCTTGTTGATGGCTTGCTCCAGTTCGGTGATGGCTGCCATTTGGTGGGGCAGACCTTTGTAGAACCGAAACAAATCGTTGAGGCGGAGTTTGTTGTTTGCCATAACAAGGCCCTCGCGTGGATTAGCGGCGGCGCTTTGGGAACGCCAGTTTTAATGCCTGCAGTCCAAGCTGAATCCAGCTGTTGGACTTCAGATTGCTCATGCCGATTAGTTCGGAGCCGGCGGCTACGACAACTGCGGCAACGGCGATTTGCTGGTCAGTCATAAAAAGCTGTGGCTTTTCTTGAGTTTAGCTGTACTAGAAAAGAAGACCAGTGCGCGTAATAGTTTCTACCGCTACATTCTGTGGAGCCACTGCTGGGTATGGACCATCGCATTGAAGATGGCGAATACTTAAACAAAAAAGAAGCAAAGGCGCGATTTAGGCAATCAATCCTTAAACATTGGGAAAATAAGTGCGCATACTGTGCTGCTGATTTAGGTAGGTCGGCGACGCTGGATCATGTTCACCCCAAGATGCGGGGTGGTCATACGCACCAGCAGAATTTGGTGGCTTGCTGCTTTGCCTGCAACATCTCGAAGTCGGCGGAGGACTGGATCGAATGGTACAGGCAGCAGGATTTTTGGGAGCCGTATCGCGAAGATGCAATCGTGCAGTGGATTACTGGTGGTCTGCTTTAGGATCCCAGCCCATACCTTCGAGGTACATCATCGCGATGTAGTGGTCTTCGGCGTAGCGGCAGACGCTGTTTAGGCAGGCGCGGTAGTACAGCTCACCGCGCTCGTTTTCCAACTGATCCAACGTGTAGCCGTTTCCAAAATCGGTGGTGTGTACGACGCTCATTTGTTGTAACGGCCTACGGTCATTTCGATCTGACGCACTCTATTTTCTAGGTCTGCTAGCCGCTCTTTACTATCGTTTTTAAGCTCTTGTATATCTGCGGCAACCGTGCTAACCGACTGATCCAGCTTGGCAACTTGCATAAAAAGGCCGCCCAGACCCATGACCGCTGCGGTCAATAGAGCTGGTACGGCTTGGTTGAAAGGGTTGGGGTGTTCTGGAGCAGCGTTAAAAGCCTCGTCGTTGTGTTCCATTGCGAGGCATACTGCCGACCTTTTCTCTAATTTAGCGCCCTTGCCCGACTAGCTTTTTCTTGCCACGGCGGCGAGGACGTGAGTGTTGCCCATAACCCTGACTTGTCGTTTTGGGGCGTCCGGCTGTGTGCTCAATACGTCCCAGTGCGGTCTTGGATTTAGTTGCCATCAGAATCCTGCAGTGACGCCATTGCCAGAAAACTCCAGCCCGTCAGCAGGAGCATCAGCAACAGGAGTGTAGGGATCACCGGGCCAGACGGGGTATTCCATGCCAGTAATGTAGGCAGCTAGATCAGCGGTAGAAACCGTTGCCTCGATAGCAGTAATTTTGTCGCCGGCAGCGAAGCGCACGTCTTGGCGCCAAGTTTTTAGCAGCGGATCTGCTGCTTTGCCGTTATCGGCCTCGCGGATGATCACCCAATCGGTTGGCTGCAGCAGGGTGTTGGCTGTGGTGCGGGTTTGCTGTGTCCACTGCTCCACCAGTTGACCGTGATCTTTGGGGATTAGTTGGTTGTTTTGGTCGTAGCCCCAGTAAAAGCGCTGATCGTAGGGAGCTGGATCTGGTACTTCGGTGATGCCGATGGCGGCACGCTCCTCAGGACTGGAAAGGCGAAGCCAGTTGGCAGGGTATTGGATGCCGTTTGCCGTGAACGCCACGTCTGGGCTCAGTGGCTTGCCGTCGAGGATAAACATGGGCGTGGCGCGTTGGTACTACTTTAGGCGGGGTGCGTAGTCGTGTTCACTTGTGGGGCAGGGTTTGTGTCAGCGAGCACGGCTATAGGCAAAGGGCGCCTCTGCCCAAGCAAAACCAATGTATGTGCCGCCAGATGCGTTGAAATCTGCTGCCGTTGATCGCATCTTAAAACCGTTGGACAAAATATCCAAGTCAGTTGCAGTTGCCGCCGCGTTGGAGAGGTTTGGGTACAGTTCCTCGCCCACGACGTTATAAGTATTGCGAACGGTGTCCCAGAGATACCAGTTACCAGTTGCATTCGTGCGCTTAATTAACAACAACTTGGCACGCAGCCCGAGATACACGAAGACGCCATCTGTCGATCCGTTGCCTGTGTAACTGAACCCACTACTGTACCCGGCTACTGGGGCGAAGAAATAACCGATGTAATTGTTACTTGCAGCGTTCCAAGTATTGCCGCGCAAGTAGAACACACTGGAAGTTGGTGATGTGTTCTGAAACTCATCGGAGGTAACAGTTGCTCCGGTGCTAGCAAGCTGCAAAAAGCCGGTTGCACCGACGCTGACGTGATAGACGCGCCAGTTGTCAGCGGTTCCTCTATTCTTCAGAATCGCAAACTGTGGTGCCACCCCAAGGCCGTGACCGATAGTGCCATTGGCTCCATTCACTCCGCTCCAGCTCACTACGGAAAAACCGCTTGAAGCATTGGCTCTCACCTGACTAGTGATGGAGCCTGATCCGTTGGATGATGTTGTTGTGCCGGCGTCCCAGGCCCACCCTGCATAGGTGGCTGAGTTGGTGTTGACCTTGGCCAGTGTTCCAAGGCTGAAACCGTCGCTGTTGAAGGCTGTTAAACCCTGAGTTTGAGTTGTCTCAGCGGCTGTACTATTGCTGACCAGATCAATAGTTGCCCCACGCACTGCGTCATACAGAGCGTGATCGGTTGCACCGGATCTTCCTTTAATCCAAACAAAGTCAGGCGAGAAACCTAAGCCAGTGATGCTGCGAGCTGAACCGTTGCCAGTCCATAAGGCAACATCCATCACCGTCGAAGGCTTGGCGACTACTGGGGCGGGAAGGTTGGTGTCGCACAGCGCCTTGAAGCCGCTGGGGGCCGCGTAGGCGAAGGGGCGTTGGCCGAAGGATACAAAATACTCACCAGCACCCCACCATTGTGCACCATTCTCTCTTGCTGTAAAAATTGGCAGATAAGTACCTGCGGGGATTCCTGTAAACGCGATACCTTGACTTACGCCGTTGTAGAAGAACTCAAGAGTTCCATTAGTTGCGTCAAACGCAACACCGATTGCGTCAAGCGCAGAGGGAGCAGTCGTGTACGCTTGGCTTTTGCCGGAAGGGCTCCATTTCCGGCCCTGGTAGTCAAGCCCATAAACTGGAGTTGTAGTATTGGCGGGATCGGCGCCTGCCCAGGCAGATGTATTGTTGTTTCCCGCAATACCCGTTATATTCATGATGCCAACTCCAAGGTATCCGTTATACCCAGCAAACTCATGCTCCCAGTACCATTTCCCGGATGAGACAGCAATCGTTGCTGTAACGTTAGGGTTTGTATTTGTATCTGAATCTACCCTAGTGTTTCCATCGGATAGTGTTGTCCCGCCAGACGGTACCAAAGGATTCCATGTGGCGTAGTTGCCGCCAACCTGCCCGCCTGCGCCCGAGTCAGCGCCGCTCGAGAGCGGGTGATCGGCAGTGGAGTCTGAAAAGTGCCGCAATATTCTCGTATTTAATCTTGCGCTTGAGTATCCGGCATCTGCCTTCGCCCACTGAATATAACGACCTGTAAACACAAACGGGCGCTGGTTTTTGGCTATGCTGGTCCAATTTGTCCCGTCATTACTGACGGCTATCTCTCCATTAAATGCGGGGTCATATAGCGAGCTGTATATGGAATACGTGCTGACAACCCCGAAGTCAGCAGTTAGACAGTTTATGGGTGTAGATGGAGATGTAAAGAACTTAACGCCACTTCCCAACGAAGAAAGCGATGCAACGCTGGTGAGGCTTGCACCACTGGACGTGCTCAGTGCCAAGACATTAAAGGATGCCCCTGTAGAAACACTGAGATTGTAAGCGACCCAGTTATTCCCATTCCCACTAATGTCCGTCCCTAGTGCGGCGGCGGTGGAGTTATCGCTGAATGGAAGGCGGAATCCGTTGGTGCCGTAACTGCCGGTGTACGCCTTAGGAATCAGTTGCCCAGTAGTGGCACTGACTTCTGTGAAGCTGGATGGGGTTAGGGCTTGGCCGTCGATGAAGTAGATGTCGGCGAGGTAGCCGTTGAGGTAATAGTTGTATCCGCTTTCACCTGTTTGGCCGATGTTATTTGCAATCGCATTATTCCATACGCCATCCGTATTCTGAGGCGCATAACTGCCTGTCAGCGCTGTAACCTGAGAGCCATTGACGTAGAGCTTTGTCCTGTCGGAAGCAGTGGACTGTGTGGAGTCAAACGCTACAACGATGTGATACCAGGCAGAACAGTCTCTAAAAACCTGCGTCGTATCTAGAACATAGTTACTTCCGGTAAAAACTTGAAATCTCAGAACATCTGATGAAGCAAAGATGCACTGAACAATGCCGCTCCCAAATGCACCAAAAAGCGCTTGGTTCGATCCAAGCGCACTCCTCTTCACCCACCCCGCCCAGGTCCACGTCTTCCTGTTACCCGCTGATGCAGGCGTTCTGGACAAGTAGGCACTGTCACTACTGTTGAAGCGGAGGCTTCTCTGGATCTGGTAGCCAGTGGCGGCGGCGCTACGAAGTAGCAGGGGATTGGCGCTTCCGGGAATCATCAGCTCAGGTTGGTAATCAGGGTTGCAGTGATCTGAGTCGTGGATTGCACCGAGTACACCAGGCAATCGCGGGCACTAGCCGTTGTCGTCAATGTCGGTGCCGTACCACCGGTGAAGTCCCAGTAGCTGCCATAAGCCAAGGTGCGTGATCCAGTGCCATCCTGTGTGATCCAGATACAACCGGATTGACCTGCCACGAGGTTACTTGGGTTGGCCAATGTGCGGTTACCACCGAGTGTCACGCTGAAATTGTTGGAGTCAGCGAAATCGGGTGTAATCGTTGCCCCATCCGTCAGGGCTGTAATTTCTCCGCGTTGTCCTTTTGTCCACGTCGACGCAGTATCCAGTGCGCCGTAGCCGCTAATTGTTTGACCAGCAGCGAAGGTGATCGTGCCAGTCATCGTGCCGCCGGCTTTCGGCAGCGCAGCGTTGGCTAGGTCATACGCCGACTTCACCGCATTGGGTGTGGCGGCCGTGCTTGTGCTGGTGCTGCTGGTGGAATCGGTGAGTTGAACTGCGCCAGCGTTACTGGTAGTGGCGGCTTGAATTTTGCTGCCGGCAATCGCGGCGCTGGCGTTCACGTCACCATCAACGATCGTGCCATCGGCAATCATTGTGCTGGTGACACTGCCCGTATCGCCGGTAGTAACGACAGTGCCGGATACGTTGGGCAGGGTGATCGTGCGGTCAGCCGTGGGATCAGTGACTGCAACCGTCGTCTCAAAGGCGTTATCAGTTGAGCCTTCAAAGACCAGGCTGCCTGTATTCCCGATCAGCAGTTCACCAGTGACCGTGCCACCTGCCTTGGGCAGTTTTTCAGTGTCCAGCTCTTCGATTGCAGCTTGGACGTTGCTGGCCGCAATGCTTCCAGCGGGGGTAAAGCTGACTTGGTTGGCGCTGACGCTGGTGATCGTCTGGGAAACGTCAACCTCAGTCCACTCGTTGCCGTTGGACAACACAATGTCCGGTGGACTTAGCGCAACTTGTGGGGCGTTACCGCTGGTAATCGTGCCAGCCTCGCTAACCACGAGGTAATAGCGGTTGTTGGCTGCAGCGGCGGCAGGCAGTGCTTGCCCAACAACAAGACCAATGGCGGTTCCTTCATCCGTCACCGACGCCACAAGACCGGTGCCACCACCAGCCGATGCGTCAAACGTGCCAGCAAAAACGATCTCACCCACCGAGATGCCGATGGGCTGGTACACGTTGCCGTCCCAGAGATACAGGTCTCGGGTCAGCGGGTTAAAGAAGAACTGACCGATTTGGTCGGCGGTCGGCTGGGTATCACCGATCTTGGTGATGGCGTAGTTCGCCAACTTGGCGCCGGTCACCGTGT